TTGTTGCAATTGTTATAATTACAATTATTAGAAAACTTATGGCGGTTGCCTCAGGTAACGTAAAAGAATCCTACATGAGAAAACAATATAGAAGAAGATAATAAAAAATCTTAACCCTCCTCATAAAGGAGGGTTTTTTATTTCTATAATTTTTTACTTAAAAAAAACCTAAGTTATATTTATATGTGATATGGCAAACGGCATTACTTATGGTATTTCTTTTCCTTTTGTAGATTCATTTACAGGGAGATATTTGGACGTTACAAACTCTACTGAAGGTGAAACTAGAGCAAGTTTAGTTCATTTACTTCTAACAAGAAAAGGATCAAGATATTTTTTACCTGACTTTGGAACAAGACTATATGAGTATATTTTTGAACCATTGGATGGACCAACTTTTTCAGAAATAGAATCTGAAATACAAGACACCGTAAGAACATATATGCCAAACCTACAAGTAACCAATATAACCGTTGAACCGGCATCTGCTGGTTTGGAGGATAAAGGATATACTGTTAATCAATATGGTGAGAGAGAATTTAAAGTGACAAATATTGCTAATTTAGAACACACCGCAAAAATCAAAATCGATTACAGAATAACAGATTCCGCTTTTGAATCACAAGATTTTATTATAATCAATATTTAATAGTATATGGCAGAAAAGAAAATATCCTATACGGTAAGAGACTTTCAAGGAGTAAGAACGGAATTAATAAATTTCACAAGAACTTATTATCCTGATTTAGTTCAAAACTTTAACGACGCTGGTATTTTCTCAGTAATGTTGGATATGAATGCTGCCGTTACAGATAATTTAAATTATCAGATAGATAGAAGTATCCAAGAAACAGTTCTTCAGTTCGCACAACAAAAAACATCAATATATAACATTGCAAGAACCTATGGTTTAAAAATCCCTGGTCAAAGACCATCGGTTGCCTTAATTGATTTCTCAATTACAGTTCCCGCCTTTGGTGACAGAGAAGATTTAAGATATTGTGGTGTGTTAAGAAGAGGATCACAAGTTAACGGAGGGGGTCAACCATTTGAGACCGTTTACGATATTGATTTTGCTTCACCAATAAATGCGGAAGGGTCACCGAATAGAGTTAAAATACCAAATTTTGATTCAAGCGGAAAATTATTAAATTACACAATTGTAAAAAGGGAAGTTGTTGTTAATGGTATAACAAAAGTTTACAAAAGAGTTATTACCCCAAATGATGTTAAACCTTATTTGGATTTATTCTTACCTGAAAAAAATGTTTTGGGTATAACAAGCGTTTTATTAAAATCAGGAACACAATATTCTACAATACCAAACCCTCAAGACTTTTTAAGTGTTGGACCTGACAGATGGTTTGAAGTTGATGCGTTAGTCCAAGATAGAGTTTTTATTGAAGACCCAACTAAAGTTTCAGATCAACCTGGAATCAAAGTAGGAAGATACATTACAACATCTAATAAGTTTTACTCTGAATATACACCTGAAGGTTTTTGTAAAATGACTTTTGGTGGTGGTAATATTTCGGCGGAAGAACAACTTAGAGAATTTGCTCGTGATGGAAAAGGGTTTGATTTGAGTAGATATACAAATAACTATGCCATGGGAGCGGCATTAACACCTAATACCACTTTATTTGTTCAATACAGAATTGGTGGAGGTTTAGGTAGTAATATAGGTATTAACACTATTAATCAAATTGGAACGGTTTCATTTTCAGTTAACGGTCCATCCGAAACGGTTAATCGAAGTGTTATTAATAGTTTACAGTGTAATAATGTTACTGCAGCAATTGGTGGAGCTAATCCACCGACAATTGAAGACGTTAGAAATATGGTGTCATTTAACTTTGCGGCTCAAAACAGAGCGGTTACCGTAAATGATTATAATTCAATATTAAGAACAATGCCGGCTCAATTTGGAGCACCCGCAAAAGTTGCTATCACAGAAGAAAACAATAAGATTAGAATTAAAATGTTGTCTTACGATTTAAATGGTAGTTTAACTAATGTCGTATCAAATACTTTGAAACAAAATGTGGCAAACTACCTTTCTAACTATAGAATGATAAATGATTACATTTCAATCGAGGCCGCGGAAACAATAGACTTAGCAGTTACTGTTGATGTTGTTTTAGATAATAGTCAAAATCAAGGGGCAATTATTGCTAAAACCATTCAAATTGTGGGAGACTTCTTTAATCCATTGGTTAGAAACTTAGGTCAAAATGTTAATATATCTGAACTTAGAAGACTAATTCAAGCTGAGAATGGTATTGTTAGTATTTCAGACATATTATTCTATAATCAGGTTGGAGGTCAGTATTCATCTAGCCAAACGTCTATGCCTTACTCAGATCCTGTCACAAGACAAATTAGACCAACCGCAGATACTTTATTCGCAACCCCAACACAAATATATCAAATTAGGTATCAAAACAAGGACATAAATGTAAGAGTATTGAATCTTACGTCAGTCAATTTTTCTTAGTGATTTATTTTTTTTAATTAAGACTTATTTTTCTATCAAAATGGGAAATAAACTATTTATGAAAAAACGAATTTTTAATGCCTAAATCATATAGAATAAGAACCCAAGTCGGTGTTGATAAGTATATAAATGTAAATTTAGAACAAGATTGGGACCAATTAGAGATACTTTCTTTAAAGATCTTAGCCAATGATGTATACACAAGATTTTGTTCTGATTACGGTGTCGTAACAGGTAGAGTTTTTGTTAATAATGGTTTTGGTTTACCAAATGCTAAGGTGTCGGTTTTCATTCCTTTGGATGCGGCGGATGAATTAGATCCTGTTATTACCGAATTATACCCATTTAAAACAATTACTGATACAACAGAAGATGGTTATAGATATAACCTATTACCAAAACTACCATCTTACCAAGGTCATGCCTCTACAGGTTCTTTCCCCAACAAAGGTGATGTATTGATGGATGGGTCATATATTGAGGTATTTGACAAATATTATAGGTTTACAGTCTCAACAAACGAAAGTGGTGACTTTATGATTTTTGGTGTTCCTGTTGGAACTCAAACGATCGTTATGGATGTTGATCTTTCAGATATAGGATGTTTTTCACTATCACCACAAGATTTAATACAACAAGGTTTGGCCACTGAAACTCAAGTTAATGGGGCCAGATTTAAATCCTCAACTAATTTACGAGAATTACCACAAATTAAAAATTTAGTGTTTGACGTTGATGTTAGACCATTTTGGGGTGATGCAGAATTATGTCAAGTGGGTATTACAAGAGTCGACTTTGATTTAACAAAATTGGCAAATTTAACAATACAACCATCGGCAGTATTTTTAGGTTCGATAATATCCAATACCGATGATGATGCATTAAAAGTAAGTTGTAAACCTAAAAACAATACAGGAAATCTTTGTGAATTAGTTGCAGGACCCGGAGAGATCCAAGCGATTAGACAAACAATATATTCAGATACTAATGGATTACCTATCCTTGAACGTTATAGTTTAGAAGAAGGTGGTAAAGTTATTGATGGAGACGGAACATATTTGGTAAATGTCCCTATGAATATGGATTACATATTTACCAATGAATTTGGACAACAAGCGATATCAAACGATCCAAAAAAAGGGGTTCCAACTAAAGGAAGATATAGATTTAAATTTAAATGGCAAAACGAACAAGGACTTAGTTCTAATTTTTTAAAGGCAGATTTTTTAGTTCCAAACATAAAAGAGTATGGATGGTCAACCTCAGTTGTTGATCCGTTTGAAACTAACACATCTTCTCAATATTCTTACCCAACAATCGGTGTTGGTCAAAATACGGGGTCTACGGAGGTAATTATGTTTAATCTTGGATTAGCATCACCGGTAACCACAAATGTTGAGTCATATCAAATTTTAATCAATGGACAACCATATATTGGTAGCATAAATTCAATACAGGTAAATGCTGGGGACACATTACAAATTATTGCGGTCCCAGTAGACCCAACCCAAGTCCAAAACATTGTATTTACACAATATCCACAAAGTTTATTTAATGTTTATAAATCATATGCATTCTCAACAGATTGGGACGATTATCCAAATATACAAGAAGCAATAAATTGTGAAGACGCTTTTTACGAATTTAACTATAATAAAGTTTATACCACCGCGATGTTTTTGGATCGTTATAAAAATGGCATTGGACGAGCAAAACATTTAGGTATTAAAGAAATTGACAATAGAAGTTGCGCATCCACAGTTAATACTTTTCCCGTTAATGATATTATCAGGAATTTTGACCCTATATTCTTTGTTTTTAACATTCTTATAAACATACTAACATTCCCAATTCTAAGTTTGTTATTTGTTGCACACTTCATTTCATTCCTATGGCCGGTATTAAAATATGTTTTAATCGTATTAGGGATTTATTTAACATATGATGCGGTAGTCTCAGGTTTAGAGGCAATACAATCAGGGATTGCGGCCATAAATGCGGGTATTGGTATATTAAGTATTGGTCTTGGTGTTGTTGTTAATGCTGGGTTCTTAGGTGAAACAATACGATTAATATTGTGGGGTATTGCTCAAATTGCGATTGCGGCATTTAAAGTCGCGTTAGCCGCGGCATTTACCGCATTTGCGATACTTGCTGCGATTAAAGTTAAAGGATTCCCAAGAATTGGACTACCAATGATCGCATATCCTGATTGCACCAGTTGTGATTGTGCGTGTGGTAATGCGGAACAAGACGATGATTTTGACACAAACTCAATTAATAATGAAGTTACGGCCGCGGCACAAGCAGGATCCTCAAGTTTTTATGACATGACATTAATTCCCGCAAATTCGGTTATAGCCCCAATTAACTCCGCAGGATCCTATGAAATAACACACCCCAATTTATCTAAAGATTCAGACAACAATGAACCATTCCAATGTGGATCGTCGGGACCATATAAAAGTTTGGGAACTTTAATTGGTGATCAAAAAATTAATCAAGACTTAGCTATTCAGGCGGCTTTAGATTTTAAAAGAATA